GGAAGTAAAGTAAAAGGAGAGAGAAATGCCTAACGAAACCAGGGAATTTAAGGCAGAAGATATTGGCAGTATTAACCTGACGGAAGAAGCATCTCTAAGGGTGAGTATTGTTAATGATGAGTATTTGAATATCAGAATATGGGTTGAATCAGAAAGGTATACTGGGCCGACCAAAAAAGGGATTTACTTTTCTTTATCCGATGACACTTGGGTACAGTTCAAAGAACTGATGGAGAAGGTTGATAAAAAGCATGAAGAGTTGGTGTCTTAGGGTTTTGGTAATACAGAGGGACTTGACAAAATGCTAGATTATGCTAGTATACTTGAGGAGCATCGAATGAGCTTCTATAACATCCTCAACAATGTGGTAAAGCTCTTACTACCTAAGAGAGAAAGAACCATCAGGCCCGGGCAGGGCCTTCAGGAAACTGAGAATCCCCTTCCCCTTTTGGGGAATGTTAATTCGACTCTTGGGGAATGTCAAGCTCCTCAGGTATACCTCTATAAAATGGAGAGGTTCATTGCATTAACCGGTTATGCTCCTCAAGCCCTAGTGTCAGGGATTGGCCTGGTTCCGGGGCGCAATATTTTATGTAAACTTGCCAACAACTCGCCACTAGCTCACCATACAAGAGATAAATTAGGGTGCTGTATTATCTCTTATCGGAACATAATCACGTCTTTCCCGAGACGAGAAGACCGCAATTTTCTCTCAAACCTAAAGCTATTCTTAAATAGAGGCACTCCTACCCCACTCACAAACTTACACTTAACTAACTTGTATAGGTTATTTATCTTAATTTTGCTACCCTGAGGGTGACATAAAATCTACCTTAGGGGGTGTAAAATGTTAAACAAGTGTTTAAGTTTGCAAACAAGCTACATTCCGGTAGGCACCAGGCGCAAGGCTCTCAAGCGTGACCATTACCACTGTGTCTGGTGCGGGAAGCGGGAAGAACACGATGTATCGCACTTCATCCAGAAACAAGCTGGCGGTATCACCACCAGTGATGATCTTATCACTACCTGTGAGACATGCAAACGAAAAAGGCATTACGATAGTCCAGCCGAATTCATTGAACTGCTCAAACTAGAGCAGATAGACTTTCCCAGGGAGGTAGGAGCAATGAGAATCAAGGTTATATTTGCTAGTGGTCAAGAAGTGGAGGGAATAGTTGATAATCTCCCCATGCCTGAAACCAAAGCATTTTACCTGCGTTCTGACGGTAACGGTGGAAGAGAGCTGATATTTACGGAGCCGGGGATGAGGATTGTAGAACTAGGAGGTGAGAAATAATGGAAGAAGCACTAGCTACCAAGATAAAATGCCAGTGGTGTGGGGAGGAGATAGAGATACCTGGGCCATTAGCTCAGAATCCATCCAGACATACGTATTATTGTGGTGAATGCGGGCTGTATACCAAAGTCAATGGAGGTGAGAGAGAATGAAAGCTCAACTCTGTCCTGTTTGCAATGGAAAAGGAACCACTCCCAACGATGAGCAATACAGCACCTCCAGTGCACCCGAAAAAGTTTGTCACGGTTGTGGTGGATGTGGTTGGGTAAGTGTGCCAGATTAAATGCTAAAGGAGGATAACATGAAAGCACTTAAAATCCCTTTTTTCGCTAGTGCAGAGGACATTATCAGGATGGCCGAGAAGAAGCATGGCAAACATAAGAAGTTTGCGTTTGTTGAGTGGCCAGATGGTCATCCGTTCGGCTCAATAAGGCTTGTTGTGATGAGCGAGGAAGAGTGGGATAATTTCAATGAAGGTTAACATTAGCTACTGTTTAGAACGTCTCTGGGTAAAGGTAGAGGATTCACTGGGCGATGAATGTGTGATGCTGCTGAAACGGCACGAACTCCAGGAACTTAAAGTTGCTATAGAGAAATGGCAGCAAAAGCAACCATTTAGAGTAGCGAAGGAGGCTACGGGTCATGCAAACAAAAAGTGAGTTAGCAGGGAAAAAAGTTATTATTAAGTCGGGTACATATAAAGGTGCAGAATATGTTGTTGAAGATTGGTGGGAAAATATTTATGGTAAAAGTTGGATGTTCTCCGAAGGAAATCCAGCCTGTTTGAAATATGCTATGCGAGCTGGCTTAAAGGATAATTTGCCCACAGATAACGAAGTTTTATATGGCAAGATAGGCGGGTTGGGAGAATTGATTCATATTAGCGAGATAGAAACGGCGAATAAATGCAAATGAAGTTGTGCTCTATCTGTGGCAAGTTTACTAAGGCGGGTGGACTGTGCTACGAGCACTCGCAGGCTATGTTTATTTACAACGAAGAACAAAAATGGAGGCTAGAGGATGAAGAAAACAAAGAAGCGGCTAGATGCCCAAGCTAACGAATGGCTATGCACGTTAGAATGGCAAGAAGAAAAAGGGAGAGAAAACATGAATGAAGAATTTACATTAAAAAAGGTAGAAAATGGTTACATTCTTTCTGGGGGTGGTTTTACCGAAGTATATAATAATTTCAAGAATGTAGTGAAGAGACTAGAAATTGTATTTGGTGAAAGGAAGAAAGAAAAGAAAGGAGGTAAAAGAAAATGAACACCGAACTTGTAGAAGCACGTCCTTTTTTACTTATGGACGCAGAGGACGAGAAACAAATTATCGCAGAAATGCGGGGAGAAATCATCAAACAGTATGTGTATAGCTACCGTGATAAGGGTAGATTAGTAGAGGGACTTAGCCTAGCCGGTATAAATGCAGTATCAATTCACATGGCTGAGGTTGGTAATCCAATGAGAGTGCTTGAGCAAAACATTACAGAAGATGCCGAGTTTATTAAGGCGGTCATTAAGGTTGGGCGCTACTCTGTTAAAAACGATGGGACAGAGGTTGGCTTGGACTCTGCTTACGGCGCAAAAAGACAGGCTAAGTTTTATGCAAGCGGGAAGGCGAACCCCTTTGCTTTCGAGCAAGCTATATCAAAGGCAGAGAGGAACGCCAGGAAGAAGTTAATACCAGAGAAGGTAATTGTCGAGTTAATGAAGCAGTATAAGAAGGAGGGTAAGGTAAAAGAGATAAAAGCTACTGATGCAGACTTCGAGGTTCAAAAGGACAACTCTGATATTGCGGACATCACCCCAGAGCAAATAGATGAGATTAAAAAACTAGCCAGGGAGATAGGGTATAAGAAGCTGGACACAAATGATTATAAAAAACATCCCGAAGCTTATCACGAAGATATGAAAATATTTAGGAAAATGAAAACGCTAATTAGTGAGGTTAAGGTTTTGCGTGAAGAGAGAGTACCTACCCCCGAGTTTTTAAGCAAATACGGTATCTCAGATTGGGCTGATTTGCATCGCGTACCACCACACCGATTAGGCGAGATGATAGATGAACTTGGAAAACTTCCATTGGCTAACGCACCTGAGCGGGTGCAGCTAAAGAAGCTAACTAAGGCGGAGAAGATAGAGCTAATTAAGGATAAAATAAAGGAACTTGACTACAAAGAGGACTCCCCCCCAGTGACAGAGATGCTCGCACCTTACAATGTGGCGAACGTTGATCAGTTAGTTTCGTTAGATGGCAAAACGCTGGATACGATACTAAAGGAAGAGTTTGGAGAAGAATAATGCAAAGCACAGTAACAAATGAAAAAAGGTCAATGGACATGATATGGTATGAGTACATCGTAGAGAGATATTTATGGATGCTTTATTCTGTACATTACGAAGGGCGAGAAGGAGGAATAAAATGGAATTCACAAAACAAGAAATAGCTCGAGCTAAGTATTTAATCTTGTTTATTCCCGACAAACAGGATGGCAAGGACTACTGGGTTGTTCATGGAAGGTTCAATGAAAATAGCATAATTACGGAGGGTGATACTCTTATGGAAGCATGGCGAAACCTATCAGATGCCTTACTTGCTACCGTAAAATCAATAGAAAAGGAGGTAGAGGATGCAAGCCTTCACAGCAAAAGGATTAAGCGAGGAATGGGTTATCACGCACAATGGTAACATCCTGGATAAAATAGTAAGCAAAACCAGCAATCTAGCAGTGACCCGCAAGCATACTACTATAACTTATATGCAAGGTGGCAAGGCTTTACCGGCTTTCCAGGTAGAGAAGAAAAAGGCATTAGCTAAGGGGTTAGAGATAAGCAACTTTGACTCTAGCGTCACGAGACCAAAGATAGTGGAAGTTAAAGCGGTGGTGCGACCAAAAAAGGTAAAGATATTCGGGCAACGTTATGCGTTGGAGAGTTGAAAGGAGGTGAGAAGAAAATGAAGCGAATAAATATGACTTTGTCGTATCAAATAGGCGATGAAACCAATGTGCTAAATAAAGCACTGGAACTCTATGAACAATGGGACACAAAATGTGGACGTAGCAGCAATGCAGACGATGAATTTACAATTACTATTCATCCGGGACTAATGTAGAAAGAAGGAGGTGAGAGATTCATGGTAACACCAGCAGATTTAGACACAAAGGATTTACAAAGAATAAAAGAAGCGGCTATAGATTACGCTGACACACCCGGAACGAGTCCACTTTGGCAACGGGCTTATCTTCGCCTTGCCGATGTTGCTGACCATTTAGATGCTATGAGGAAACGGTTAATAGTCAGGGAATAGCTTATATAGCCTGCTCTGTGGGACTGACCACACGAACAAGTGTCCCCCTAGCAGCACGGGTTGAGGCTGGCAGAGCGGGCGAAAAAGGAGGATAATAATGCCAGTTAAAGCGTTTGTAAACGTAATTAAGTATGACCTAAAGACACGGGATTGTTTTGATCTCATTCCTGCCGATGGAAGAAGATCAAAAACCAATAGTTTCGCCGAACTCTGTCGTTACCTTGCTTCTCATGTTGAGCAACAGATTGTGTTTCTCGGAATACAGAAGCCAATCAGAATTACTGTAGAGGAGGAGGTGAGGAAATAATGTCTAAAACTTGGTATTTTTTAGCTTTCGGTGTTGGTGCATCTTCTGAAGCTGGCAATTTAAAAGATGCAGAGAGCAAGGTAAAAAAACGCATCTTGGAGGCCTGCGACGATCCCGAACATACTCAATGGCTTTTGAGGGAAGCTATAAATGCTGGTCCTTGTATTATCAAAGCAGCAAGAACTCAAGAGGGTCTTGCTGCTCTTTTAAAACAGGACGATGAGAAACTCACTAAGTGGAGGAAGGGTGAAAACAACTGAAAGGAGCATAAATAATGGTAATGATGGGTATTTGGGATATGGTTGATAAGTTATTAGCTAGGATAGCTGTACTGGAAAATAGGGTTAATACGATAGAGGAGTGGAAAAGTGAACAGCATCGACAAATGCATGAGCAAGCCAGAAAGGAGCATAAATAGTGAATGTATCATCAAGTATCAGGAATGATACTAATGATACGAAAGATACATTAAAGGAGAAAAAAGATGGAAAATGCATTAGAGAAATGTCCAAAGTGTAAAGCTGAGGTAATTAGTGGGCAAAAGTTCTGTGCTGAGTGTGGAGCCGGGCAACAACTCCAAGTAAGAACCAAGGAAGAGATTCAAGAGATGCTTAAAAGAATAGAAGAGATACTTAGCCTCAAGAAAAATAAGAGCGAGGGGGACAAAGATAGCATTGGGAGCATAATGACTGTAATGTTACTACATATAATTTCGGACTCGTGTCTTAAGTGGGCGTTAGGTTTAGCTAATGACCGGGATTTAATTGGCATATTTGAAGCAGCTACAAAGAAGTGATAATGGAGCCCACAAAGCGAGATATGGACAATCCAAGTAAAACAGTTGTAGAAGAATGGGTCAAGGGAACTACTGGGCAATTCAGCCTCACTAATATATACAACGAGATGCGTATTCTCGCTCCTGAAAGTAAAGCGTACCTACGGGTAATAATGCGTAGGCTTGTTAAGGATAAGGTGCTTGTAGCCCTGGGTAAAAGGGATGGGCTATACCGCTTGATTGACGATGAAGCACCAAAGATAAATTGGCGGGGTGCGGATAAAATGAGTGTGCCGTTAAGATTTCCTTTCGAGTTAGAAAAATTGGTGAGGATTCTCCCCAAGAGTTTAATAATCCTCGCAGGAAGTTCCGGAGCGGGGAAAACTGCCCTGTTATATAACATAGTATATATGAATATGAACGACTTTGAGATCCATCTTTTTAGTAATAGTGAGATGGGGGAAATGCAAATGGAGGAAAGGTTTAATGCCATTGACCCCGACATTCCCGATCCTCTCCCCTTTGAGACTTGGCGCAGGGAGGATAACTACGCTGATGTAATTAAACCGGATGCTATTAATGTGATTGACTATTTGGATCTCGATAACGAGGTTTTTTTGATTGGCTATGAGCTAAAAAAGATAATCCAAAAGCTAAATCAGGGGGTGGCTATCGTAGCAATACAGAAGCCTCCCGGGAGAGATTTGGGTTATGGTGCTGGATACTCTGTTAAAAGTGCCTCACTATATTTAGCTATGGATGGGCCGAAAGGCAGGGGGCCAGGCAAGCTCAAGATAGTCAAGGCTAGAGAGCGAGCGATTAGCGATGTTGACCCCCTGAATAAGACTTGGGGATTTCGCTTGGATAACAGAGGAGCAAACTTCATAGATATATCGGAGGACAAGCAATGAATTGGTTAAGTTTTGCATTCGGTTTCCTAATTGGTAGCGTTTATGGAAGTATAGTAGTAGCAGTATTTATGATGAAAAGAACTAAGCAAAGATAGATATTTCGGAGGAGGTGAGATGAAGTTTACATCCGAGTACTCAAAGTTAAAGAAACAGAAGTTTACAACTATTAGGAAAAATAGAGGTTATTATAAGGTAGGAGCAAATTACCTTATAGGGACTCCTGAACAAACGTTTATAGCACAGGTTATTGATATACAAGCCATAACTAAGTCTCAGATTACAGACGAGCTTGCTCTTGATGATGCTGACTGCACTGCTAATGAGTTAAAAAATAAGCTAGAGACTTGGTATGGCAAACAATACGATAATTTTATTTTGCTTACACTTAGAAGAATGCTTACATTCAGAGGAGATAGAGAGGCGTGATTGAACCACGAAAGTGCATTAAATGCGGGCAACTCAAAGCACCTACCGAGTATTATAGTGGCAGTGGCAATACCTGTAAGGAGTGCCTCAAGAAATACCAGAAGGTTAGATTTGCGCAAAAGAAACTTGTTATAAAAGAACTAGCCGAAAACAACATAGAACAGCGCCTTTGCTATAACTATTGTCGTGCTGACTGCTGGCTCAATGGGATGCGGGTAATGAGGAGGGGTTCGCTAGTGGGTCAAGGAGGACGGGATTGGTGGCAACAAAAAAAGATAAGACACGAGAAGTGGTTAAGAAGAAAGAGAAAGAAGGAAACAGCAGCCCTGCCAGCAGAGCGACTGAGCATAGAGGTCTAAATCGTGACAACAACTCCTGCCAGTCATAGCTGGTGGGGCTACTAGGAGGAGGAGATAATTATGACTTGTTCTGAGTGCGGTACAGAGATGTTATTTGATGAAGGCACTGCCTCAACCAGTACAAGGGTAATAAATTGGTGGTGTCCTTGTTGTGGAAGAAGGGGACTAGAAGTATATGAAAAGCAAGCTGGCGGGGAGAAGAAAGAAAGCAGAGGAGAGAAGATAAATAGGCTTTTAAAGGATAAACCTGAGTGTGAATGGGAGCCGGGGGGATATAGATGAAAAGCACTCGCAAAAAGGAGGGAGAGATGGCGATGAAGCCAAAACAACGAATTCAATTGGAAAAATTACGTGATGAGATAATCACCAACAAAAGAGGAGCAATTGCTCGATACGTTGAACATGTAATAAACGAAACATGGAGTCATAGTATATCGGGACTTGTCGATCGAGTAAATAAATTAGAGAAAGCAATTGGGAAAAAGAAATGATTCACTGCCATAATTGCCTTCACGCAATCAACCAAGGTGAGCCTTATCGTAAATGCTCTTACTGGAGTAGCAGGACAATCACGAAGCAAGTTATCTACGTCCATTATCCTCACTGCCCCGATGGTGCTGACCCTGATGCGCATTACCAGCAGAATGTGTTGTGCGGCAGAACGGAGTATAATTTCGTACCGGAAGTAAAGTATATTAAGGAGGGTATATAAATGAGAAATGAACAATTCTGGAAAGAGCATATCAAAGTATATAACTATATAAGGGATAATTATCAAAGTTTTACCGACTATGGTTTAACAATGGTAATTGCGGGGCACTTCGGAATTAACTTAGATCCCGAGGGAATAAGAAACTTAAGGCGTAGTAGAGGATGGAAAAAAAGAGTTTCACCAATGGCTGAAAGTGTGCAAAAGAATGAAAGCACTCCTAAAATAAGCGAGAAAGACCTTCGGCAAATTCTCTCTGAAAAAGGCTATCGAGTTGAAAAACTTACTCCAGATAAAATGGACATTAAGAAAAGGGTTGATACGTCAATGTTTGAGGGAGAAACAATAAAATTTGGAGTCATAAGTTGCTCTCATTTAGCCAGTAAGTATCAACAACTTACTTATTTACGAACATTTTATACTTATGCCCAAGAGCAGGGAATAAAACTTATTCTTCATGCCGGGGATGTGATAGCTGGTATCAGAGTTTACAAGGGGCAAGAGTATGAGCTTTTCTTACACGGTGAAAAAGCCCAGAGAGATTATGCTATTGAACATTATCCTAGAATGGAAAATGGCGGAAAAACCATAATGATAGCTGGTAATCACGACTACTCATTTATCAAAGAGGCTGGTTGTGACATTGTAGAAGACATAGCTGATGGACGAGAAGACATTGAATATTGGGGTGCTTATGGTGCCTATCCTATTCTACCAAGGTTAAAAGTTTATCTTCAGCATACATCTGGAGGAGTTCCCTACGCTATTTCTTATCGCTTGCAGAAAAACATAGAGCAGTTTGCCCCCGATGCCAAGCCAGACATATATTTTATGGGGCATCTTCATAAGAGTTGCGCTCTCTTTCAATACCGGAATGTCACCGCTTTTAGCCTTCCTTGCTTTGAAAGCCAAACGCCTTATTTGCGAAGGAAAGGTTTATACCCAGAAATAGGAGGACTCATCGTGGAATTTTTTGTCAATGATAAAGGTAGGAAAGATAATCTAGCAAGAATGAAATTTGAATGGGTCCCGTTTTATAAGCCCATTGAAAAGGATTATTAAGGCAAGCTATTTACAGCTAAGTTGACTTCCTTTTCCCCTCAAACTTAAATACAACTTCTTGGTTGCCCAATTCATCCGCTATTTGCTCCTCAATGGGATAAGGTATTACCTTACAGTATAATCCTTCAAATTCTATTACTACCCATTCCCCTTGCTTTAGAGCATTAACTGCTACTTCAGAAAATTCTACGTAATACTTCTCGTCAGACAATTATTCCTCCAGTTCTACGTGATTATATATCTGATCCGCCGCTTCCTTACATCCACAGCATAAGAGCTTATGATGGAACTTGCCTATTAATTTATGGTCGTAAAGCCTTATCTGAATAAGATATTCAATGGGCATAATTCTGGTGCAGTGAAAGCAAATCCCGTACTCAAGATTCATTTTGTACTCCAAATAGGTTATAATTGTACTCAAAAAGTATTACAACTTAGTATACTTACGAGTTCACTCAACTTGACAAAACTGTAATTATGTCCAGCCAAAGGTAAAAGTTCCATAATCCTAAGAATATGAGGAAACAAACTTCAACAAATATTTTAGCTGCATTAAGATATGATGGTATATTCTCCCGCCAGCGAGCAGGAGAAGGCAAGCTCGTACCTGCTGTTCCAGCACTCTCCTTGGCCATCTTAACAAACCCATCCCAATTATCGTAGATGCCCATTATTCCTCCAAAAACATTTTGATTGTCTTAGCGGGTATTGCCGTCAGCAGCCAGTCACCCATTCTGGTTGAGCCATAACCACTCCTGACTATCCCAAGTAGTCTTCCCCTTCTATCAAAAACACCACCCCCAGAGCTTCCAGCAATTACCTTTGCATCCACCAGTAACCATTTCTCAGTAATACCTGCTATCCTACCAAACACAACAATATCCTCATAGTAACCCCCTGGAGCAGATATAACATAAACACGTTCACCAAGCTTGGGATTTAGCCTGAGCTTCGCATACTCGTGCTTACCTTCAACCTTTATTAAAGCCATGTCTAACGTTACGTGCCGTTTCATTATGCTTCCAATAGCCTTCTTTCCATCGATTCTAAGTGCTGGCTTGTCAGTAAACCTAACCACATGATTCGCTGTGATTATCATGCTTTCCCCAATAAATACTCCAGAGCCACTATCTACAACAACCACAGACTTAGCTTGTAGAAGATTTAGGAATATTACCAATGAGCTAACACCAATTAAAAGTCTTTTCATCATGTTCAAGCTCTCTTTATGTTCACTCGCTATTGAACATTAGTCATTGTATAAAAATGTACAATAGTTCCGTTTATAGTGGGTATCGTGAAAAATAATACAATAGACTTAGGTTTAATAAATTAGACAGAAGGTTAAGTTACCAGGATTAAAAATATAGTAATTAGAAGCACACAAAATATTGCTAGTATTGAATTTGTTTTACCTTTTTCCATCTATACTGTCGTTTCCAAGGATTCTCCAAAACTTCATAAACTTGTGCTTTTTTCACTATTACATATGGTGCTATTGCAGACAGAAAGTCTAATATATATTCTTGCTTGGTGATCTTATATTGATATTTAGTTTTATCTTGATATATTTGTCCATAACCTACAAATTTCCGAATTTCATCAAGAATATGTTTGTTTTTTTGACTAATTGAAATTACATAATATTTATGCGGGGAACTTTTATTCGTCCTAGAGAGACATCCCTCTCCATCAAAAAAACCCGCAATATATTCCTAACTCATTGTAATATTCTTCATTGGAAAGTTATATTTCTGAATGGTAATAAAACATACCAAATAGTATCACCATAGTGATACAAAATGGTGTTTTTTTACCTATTATACTCGTTATAAAAGATGTCATCATAATGATTAAAATGACACTTCTTTATCTAACGTATTAACCCATTCTGTACCACAATGGGGACAGCTATAATATGCTTTTCCCTGGAGAGTTACTGGAGTATCGAAGTCCTTTTCGCAAAAGGGACAAGAATCGTATTCCATTGTTCTTTTACTTCCTCAGAAAGACAAGAAGCACATCCTGGAATTCTTTAACGACTCGCTTGAGCTCCTCCACGGTAACGTCATCATCTCCTAGCACTTCATCCAATGCCACAAAAGCTTCCTTTAGCTCTTTCACCAGAAGTTTGAATTTACTAAAATAACTTCCAGCGAAAATGGCTGCGAATGCAGTTACCACGATTGCTACTACATTGAACCATTCCATTTTTTTTCTCCTTTTATATTGACTTTTTAAAACTTTTTGCTATACTTAAAACAATACGCCGGATAATAAAGCTGAAAGGCTGAGAGTGCTATCAGCGTTCTCCGGGGCCGGCTCTTTGAAATCAAAAGTAGAAGGTTCCGGCAGAAAGGCTGCCGGGTAAAACTTTTGCCACCCAAGAGAGAAAGAACCATCAGGCCCGGGCAGGGCCTTCAGCTTCGGCTGAGAATCCCCCGACTTTAGTTGTGGGGAGCGTCAAATTGACATTTTCCTTAATGTCAACGAAACTCCGAACCACCATTCATCTTGTGACCAGTAAAATCCCAGGGGAAACCGCTCTAAAAGTTTCCCAGGCATCTGAATCTCCAAGCCCCAAAACACATAACGTGGCTTGTTATTCACAAATCTTGCCCCACCAACAAGGTTGACTCTCTTATGAAGAAAGCCCTCCATTAGTGTCAGTCCAAATCCCGATGAGCCATTTTGATTTTCTTTATTCCACATTACAGTAGGTTTCCCAGTTTTAAGTAGTTGCATCAAAACAGTCAGTCCATAGTCTATTCCCTCGTAAGTATATTCAAGGACATTTACTGGTCGCTTTTTGATTTTCTCTGAAAGCTCTCCCGCCCAAGCAGACGAACCAAACAGACCTATGATTAGCAACACCGTTATCAAAATTGGATATTCTTTCCTCATTTAATTACCCTCCTTCAGTTCTATATTCCTCATCGCCTATATAGTAGGCAGCTATGAACATGGCCAGACTCATTAGCCAATTCATATCCAGTTTCAAACTAACTTTTTCCAATAGCATAAATTCATGCACAGCGACTGAACCCCAGCCACTATCAGGCTGCCATCCAGTGTTTCCAATATCTTCTGAAGTGAACACAAATCGAATAATAGCCTCAGTAAGACTTAGGGCGTGCTCTTGCTCTTCCAATGATAGAACACCAGCCGCCATTGGACTGGCCATACTAGTACCGCTTACCTTGGCATATTCGTCATTCAGCCAGCACCCAAGTAAATCTACTCCTGGAGCCATCACTACAAGTCTAGGGCCAAAATTACTCCAATCCGGTCTTTCTCCCTTTTCGTCAATAGCTCCTATAGCGAGGGTATGCTTATCATTAGCTGGGAAGAACAACAGATCCCCTGCATTCCCTCCAGCACAGACTACGATGATTCCCTTATCAGCCATCCTCTTCAAAATGGGCTGAATCCTGTCACCACTATAATCTCCCCCAGCACTGATATTAACTACTTCACACTCTTCCTGCTCGGCCCATAACAGTCCCTTCTCTAGCCAACTCCAATCTCCCGAACCATCATCTCCCAGAATCTTCGCAATATAGAGTTTACATTTCGGAGCAATCCCTTTGAACCTTCCATCAGCACCAATACAACCCGTTACCCAAGTGCTATGTCCATTACTATCTTCAACAGGGTCATCACTGAAATTAACTGACTTTTCAACTACGATGTCCTCATGAACAGGCAGTCCGGTATCCAGCACTGCAACCCGCACACTCTTGCCTGTAATTCCCTTTTCCCATATTTCCTTGATCCTCATGCGCCTGATGCCCCAGTTAGAAAGCTCTTCCTCTGCAAGCATCATTGGCACTTTCTCCACCCTGTAGGGTGGCAGGTGAAACTTGTCTTTTTTCATTTTACTTTTTTCCTCCTCGGTAAAACTTGCTTCCTGAGTAAAAGTTTTCTGACTATCTCCTCGGATAAAAAATCTCTTAGACAAAATAGCTCCATAGAGGGCTTAAATTTGAACTTAGATTTTTTACTTGATGTTTGTATCATCTAAAGAAGTTTGCCTAGAACAATGCCCGTTATAATAACTCCTATTATCCACCAGAATCTCTTATCGAGCCTGTTGAGCCGAGAAACGATATGATTTTCCAGCACTTCTTCCAAGTGTTTCAACTTCTCATCAATTTTCACCTGCCAGCGGATGTTATAGTTCTGTGATTCTTTCACTTTATCCACCCCCACCCTTTCAGAGATTTATATTGATGCTCAATCTTTATATCATCTACAAAGGAAACTCTAGCATAAGGAATAGTTAAGTTGCTAAATGTTCGATAACTTCTTCTTCTTGCCTCATTGGGTGTTCTACCATAGCTGGTGATGAAAAGAACCAAGCCATCTTGACCTGCCGAGAAAATGCCGTTATCTTGCCGGTAAACATCCCTTAGCCAGATATGCCTTTTATTCTCTGTGGTTATGCCCTCCACAGGAATATCCTTTCTAAGTAATGTTACAACTGGCAATTCAATTATCCAATCAGAAGAAAAATTTAAACTCTTTAACTTAGTCAAGGCTAACTCTGAGAAAAAGTCTGAGAGTTTCTTTTTTAAAGTTTCAAATACGGAATAGCGAAATCGTCTCTCAAAGCCGATAACTACGAATGCCATCTCATCAAGTAATACCCTCAAAGCAACTGGGCCTTTATAGTCCATACCCCGCAAGGGCTCTTCCAGTTTCAAAAGGCTCTCCTGGTAAAGAGGAGAGTCTGGGTCTATCTTTTTCAAGAGGCAATCCAAGATAATATAAGGTGGTTTTAAGAACCGATCTCCATTGAAGTAAGCCTCAACGACAACCTCAAGTCTATCTGATTTAACCGGCACAGCATTATTCCCCCCGGGATAAATCCCCTCGCTGGTAAAAACAGGCTCATTTAAGACAGGAATATTGACGGTAGCTAGGACTGCCTGCATATATTCTCTGGAGGTAAGTAGAGTATTAGTAGCTTTACTTCCCCCAATTTTGGGATGATCCGGGGTGAGAACATTAACCCCATCAAGGATATTTATATCCGCTGGCTCTTTCTTTTTCTTCTCAAAGAACCCCTGCCCCGCTTGGGAGTTATTGAGGAAGAAAACGGTATGACCATCTTCCTCTAACCTCAAGGCTAGTCCCAGAGCGTTGGACGCTTCTGATATAAATTGAAACTTCATTGTCTTTTTTTGCTCCTTGTGCTATTATATTGCGGGGGAAGCTGTTGAGCTATTGCGGTGGCTGAAAAGCCTCCTTTTGGTCCGCAGTAATTCAACTAGCCCAGTAACCTGGGTGAAAACTTCCCCCACTTACTTCAGCCATCCATCGTAAATGGAAACTCCCCCTTGACATTCTTAAAAATTATGGTATATAACTTCCTCGAAAAGGATCCAAATGAGTATTATTTGTGTAGAATGTAGAAAAATAACCAAAATTAAAGATACAAGAGGATGTTATATACATCCCTATTGTAAAAAATGCTTCAAAAAAGTCTGGAATAATGACTATGATGCGTATGGTCGTTTTCTGAAAAAGACCTATTTTTAACTAAAAATATCGAGGAGGTAAAAATGAGACAAATCTTTACTAAAGCACAGCTAGTGGTTCTGTGGTTATCGGGTCTTATTATTTCGGGGATACTTTATCTCCACTCGGTAAAACCCTATATAACAAATCACGGAATTCCAGTGCCAGAGAATCCAAACATAGCGTATGAATATTTCGATTGCTTTCAAGGCTATGTGATTCCAATAATAATAATTACCGTTCTCTTGATAATCAGCCTTATGCCTAAAAAATCCCATTAAGGTAATACCTTCTCTAATCCCCAAAGTAGTCCCTTCTGCATCTGTGCAAAAACATCAAATCCGCTAGGCTCTTCCCGTAGGACTTTCTCTCCTCTTTGTAAAGCTCGTTTTTCAACAGCCTCAGTTGCATCCAGCGGTGGCCCTTTGGGATAAACTTCTTCAGGATATTTCCATCTAAGATATGCCCGTGCCTCTGGGTTTAGTCGTTGCAATCTATAGTATTGATATATTTCTGGTCTTTCTCTAGTGTAAGCACTAACAGCTAAGAAGCGTAGAAGCCTATCTCTTAAATCTTGTTGTTCACTTGTAAGCATCTCAATGCCTTCTAGGGGAGGAAAAGCATTCTTTAGAAGAAAGTAAGCTATTTGTGTTGCTTGTTCAGGTTTACCCCCGGGTGAACCTGGATAATAAACCGGATCTCCCTTCCAATCTCTATTTTTATCAATTGCATACCAAACATAAATTGGTACGGAGGATTGAAGATTAAATTGACCAAATGGTCCTCGTCCAAGATATTTTTGTATCTCAGCTATGGGACCAGGAATAACAATAACATGTTCCTTGTCTCCTTCTATTTTTTTTCTTGCCCGATAAAACTCGTTTAATTGGTAACCACCGATTGTTGCTCCGGCTGCTATCCCAAACCAAGCCAAGAGGAGACGAGAAAGGGGGCCCTTATATTTAATTGGATGACGAAACATACTGCCATAAACCTTTGCCATTCCAATGCGATAAGTAGGAGTTAGGAGAACCAAGTTTGACATACGTCTTGCTGCTTGGGGCAAATCAGCATAATCCACATGGAAAAATCTAGCCTCCTCTACTGCATCTTCTAATTTCATTCCCTTATCCATTAAACGCTTCACTGTATTCATCCTCTGAATTCTATCGGCAGTCCAAGTTACATTCCAGAGCATATTATATGCACCCTTAAGAGAGCTACCCAATGCTTGAAGGGGATTCTTACCCTTGAAGTTCCAGTCGCCATTAGTAGCTTTTTCAATAGCACGAGCTACCTTGGGATAATTCTTATCCATGTGGCGAACCCACATCATTACCATTTCATCCTGGGTTTTTTGAGAGGGTCTTATATCGGGAGGAGTAGGAAATAAATCACGTTCTATAAATTTTCGGTAAATTGGGGTATCCCCCGATAATTGTCTAATACTCCAATTCCAGAGCCTTGGATCGAGTGCTGCTCTTGGGCCAGCAGCTAAATAAGACTGCTGTATATTATTCATTATCATAATGGTTGGAATATAGAATTTTAAACGTTTTAAATGGCTTGTTAATTTAGCCCAATAATAAAGTGGTTCCCACGTTTTTCCTCTGATTCCCGCTACTTCCTCCATAGCATCTACTAGGGCTGGGTGAACAACATAGCCTTTGAATGGTCGCAAAGCCACTTTTTGCCAATCCCCTGGATTCTGGTCTTCTGGAAGAACTAAATCAGGGTCTTCTATAAGTTTCTTTGCCAATTCAGCTTTGGCTATCTCTTCTTGAACATAAAGTAAATACTTCCCCATAATAGTTCTAGCATCAAGTTCAGGGACAAACCCTTCTTTGGCTGCTTGCTCTAAGGTAGGAATTTTTCTCTTTTTAATTTCTTTAAAAGTGGGTCGTAAAACGCTACTATATTGGCGAGGGATAAGAGCCAAAACATCTTTATCTGCTGACTCCTCAATGATAAGGTTATGAACTCTACCATGATAGCGATGAGGGAGATAACGAACGGTTACCAGAAGGGCTATTAATTCCTCCAGCTGTTCTATTTTAGCCAATTTTCTCTTAATGGCTTGAGGCTGTTTTAGATAAGTAATTTCTTCTTTCAACATCTCAATTTGCTTATGAGAACGTGTTATCATAGACTGAGGAAATGGTTCTTTGTAAACATCGTAGCTCTGTAAAACTTTATCAAAGAACTCATATACTGCTATTTGCTTTTGAGCTATTGCCTTCAGTCTATCGGGGATGGGGTATTTCTCAGGCATTTCTTGATGAAGGGAAAGAGCAATAGCATCCTCGGTTGTTATGGTGCCAAAGGTGTGTTGAAGCCATTTTTGGGTATCTTTTTCTCTTAGCTCTCTTGTAGAAAAGAAATTCCTAAATAGCATATCGGCTTCAGGTTTATTCAGATTGAATCTCAAAGCATAGTTCCTATAGAAATTCCTTCCGATAAAATCCTTTACTTTACTAAAAGTGCTCAATGCTTCCTGCTCGCTGAATTTTACTGCATCATCAATGTTGAGAGAGGGAAAAGTTGGTGGCTGACCACGTTTTATCTCTTTAATACTCAAGCCAAGTGCTTCAACCCCACCGGGTTCTGTCACTTCTTTTGCTATTTCTTTACCAGCTTCTAAAGCAGCATATTCCTCTGGGGTTTCGGTGAGTGGCCTTAGCATTTCTCTATCTACAATTTCTTCCTCTGGTGTTATTTTTGGCTTTTCAAAAGGAACAACGGCTCCGCCCTGATGTATAACAGAGTCAAGCATTGGTGGGATAAATTTATTCAGAGTATCAATAGTAGCTTGACCAAATTCTAAGGTAATTTCTCCTGTCTTCGGTGAACCAGTATAATGCTCAATTGTTTTTATAAATGGTTCAAGTGCTTTTGGGGCTGGTTTAATGCCTACTTGATTAAAGAAATTTATTACTTGCTGAGTAAGGTTAGCTTTAAACTCTGAAGTAGGAGCAGCCTTTGGTAGTGGTTGAAGTAAGCGACTTCCCAATTCCTTGAGTTTTCCCATTGTAGTAGGTAAATAAGTTGTTTCTACTGTGGGGTGGATAACTCCTCTCAAAGAAGCCTGAGCTAGACTCTTGGCATCTTCTAAGGTTTTAACTTCGGGATTTAATTTCTTTATCTGAGCAAGGTATTGAGTAGCAAATTTGCCAGCAATTTTATCAGCTTTTCCATAAGCTAGATATTTAGCCAGAGAAGCAATTGATGTAACGCCTGTATAACCAATCAAACCCGCTAATGCGACAAGACTGGTAGCTTGACCCAAAGTAAGGGCTTGTCGCCAAATTGGTTGGTCTAAATAATCGGGGAGGTCTTCTTGGTTGGGGCAAATTCTAGCAAGATAAGTAGCACCTTGTCCTACTCCTGCACCCGCTTGAGTTAATAAATCTCCCCACTGATAGGGTAGATTTTCTATTCCAGAGGGATACATCCACTGGTAAATATCCTTTACCTTTTCTGTAATCGGCTTGGGAGTAGTCTCTTCAAATTTCCATCGGGGAATATCCTCATCTTGCTTTGTTTTTTTAATCCATTCATTCACTAAATCAGGAGGTTCTGCCTGCTTTAACCAATCATCCACTAAACCTGGAGTCTCTGTTGCTTGTGTTTTCCTGAGCCAGCTGTCTATTAAATCAAGCATTTTATTTTCCAAACAAGCTATTTATCTCATCATCAGAATAACCCAAACCCTTGAGGTATTCTCGTGCTTCAGGACGAGTTGCATTCTCATTTCTCTGCAAGAATGTATTTAAATCGTCACGGATATTTCTAGTGCTCGGCTGTTCTACTTTTTGTTCGCCACCAAAAATGAAGTCTTTTATCATTTTATTAATATCTGTAGCTGTTAATCTACCTTTTTGCTTTCCTAGAGGAACTTTAACTTCCGCTTTTTCCGCAATCATAAACTCTCTTGCCAAGTTGCTATAATAACTTTTATCGTCACTAGTCAGATTGGGTTCAGTTTTTAGATAATTGACAAACAAGGGATATGCCCGTTTCATTACTTCTTTGCTGTATTGAACTCGCCCCTCAGGACTCATTCCACTTAAAAACGCAGTAGGATAAGTCTTTTTAATATCAGTAATAGCCTTACCCATTAAATTCATAAAGATATTCTTCTGTTTCTCTGGATCAGCAGGCATCTCTTTTAACTTAGTGAGTGGCCTTTCCGCTCTTGCCCCATATTCAAATAAAGTCTCACCGGGTTGAAGTTTTATAAGCTCGGGTTGCTCCTCTACCCATTTATCAAACTGAAATTTCTCTCTAGCAAGTTTTTGGTCAACCAGCGTTGCTTCTTTATCCCAATTGCCAATTAGTATCCTTGTTTCATTGGCCATCTTTTGCCATTCATCACTTTTAAATAATTTAGCCCATCCCAATTGGTCTTGAAGCTCTGTTTTTAACTGTTCTAACTTTAAGGTAGCATCAGCCCTTGTCTGTTTTAATTCCTCAATGCTTTGCTTCCAGAAAGATTCTTTAGTATTTCTGTCTTCTGTTTTCAGCTTCATCTGCTGGGTGAATTTATCTACATTTACTAATCGTGCATGTGTCTTCTCGAACTCTACTTTTCGTTGCGCAAGGATTGATTCTTGATGTTTAATCTTTCCAGCTTCAGTAGCAGGTGGTTGAGTCTTCCAATGCACTCTTATGCGTTCGGGCCATTGTTCCGGCGGAATACCCTGCTTCTCTAATTCTTTTGTTTTTCTTATAATGTATTGTTCTTGTGTCTCTGGTCTTTCTTCTTTAACAGGCATTATCATCTTCCCGCCAGGCATCATAGTAGATAAACCATGTTTAGACATTAGAGCTTGGAATTGAGCCCAGTTAGGTTCAGCTTCCATGGCTCGTCTGCCCTCTTCGTCTGTACCTTGATAAGCCGCTATAATAGTAAATAGAAGTTTTTTTTCCTGTTCTTCTTTTTGTTGCTGTTTATTTTGAAGCATCTGAGCCAAAGGAGCACCAGCTTGTATACCAGAAGTTAAATCATCCATAAAGGTTCGTTTCTGTAAAGTTCCTATAAAAGCCATTTTAGTCTCCTTATAGTGCTCCTCCTAATGTATATCCCGCAGTCTCCGCTGGAGGTTGAACTGGCCAAGAGGGAGAATATGTTCCGCCTTCAGCGGGAGATAAATATCCCCAATTTTCACGCTCCCTTTGCTTTAACTGTTCCAGCGCTGCCCATCGTTGTAGTTCCTGCGCCCTTGCCTGCATTGCTGCCTGAGCATTTGCTAGTTCCGCTTCAAGGGATTGTGCTCTTTGCTGCACTTCGTGAGGAGCAGCCTGCATAGCCATCGCATAAGGATAAGTTCTTCCAGTAAAGGCTTGCTGTTCTAATTCCATAGCTCTTCCAGCAGCACCCAAAGCAGTCTGTCTTTGTGACTCAAACATTCCTGCCCTTTGAGACATTAAGGCTTCCTGAAAAGTTTCACCCGCTCTTTGCTCTGCTCCTGCTCTCATACTAGACCAGTAAGTTCCTGGCCCAACAAATCCTCTTCTTAAATGGGGAAGAGTTTGTTCCTCAAAATATCTTGTAGCGGGAACTTCTATCTGAGCCCGATAACGCTCCTCAATTGCCTCTGGGGATAAAGATAGAAGTTCTTGTAGGGTTGTGCGAATAGGTCCCAATCCTGTTTCTAATTGACCAATAATATCCCGAATTTGTTGTGTCTGTGCTAACCTTCGAGCCTCAGCAGCCCAATCGTATGGAGCGGGTGCTTGAACTCTGGGTATAGGAGCTGAATAAATAGAACCAGTGGGCCCAGTAGGAAAGTCATAGCGAGGTGGTATCCAGGGTTCAGGTGTAGGCTCGGGCATGGGCTCGGGTGTGGGTTCTGGTGTAGGTTCAAGTGTAGGCCCAGGTGGAAACCTAGATGCAAGAAAAGCTTCATATCCCTCCTGAGTTGAGTAGGGTAACGTTACACTTGAAGAGGTACCACCACCGCCTCCTTCTGTTGGTTCTGAAGGCGGACCTAGAGGTGTAACTGAAGATTTATACCACACTGACATTTTATTCCTCCTTAAATTTTATAAAGATTTCCCTAACGGCATAGGCATGGGTTTTGATTGCCCAATAACTTGCCCACACATTGGACAACGTTGTGATTGCGCAACCATTCTCTGAGCAAAAGGCGAATCCTGGGGTTGCCAACCATGCCGCCCAATCCACACCATACCAGGTTTATAGGCTGGATTAGTAAAACCAGTTCTAGGATATTGAGTTCTATCCTCTCCTCCGGAAGAAGATGACTGCCAAATTGCTCTCCTGCTTGCGGATTGTGCAGGCGTAAGCCTGTTAGGCATTAAAAGATCACTTAATGTCATTTATCTCTCCTTTAATTCTTTATAAGTATTTTCCTAATAAACTTGGAATAGCCATCCCCGCTAATTGCATAAATGGATTCGGCGCTGGCTGCTCCATGTAAGTATTCGTCATAGGAGTACCAAGATAGCTAAGTCCCATCTGATATGGCTCTTGCCAAATTCGCTGGGCATGAGGAACAGCAGCAGTAGATGCCTGAATAGCCCTCAGTCCCATCATTCCATAAGTAAAAGCAAAACGAGGATCTACTGCTAGGGCTCGTTGTAAAGCAGCTATAGCTGGCTGTTCTAATTCAGCGCCGAAAGGTTGACCGCCCTGACCATTCGCACCTACTCCAGAAGGATAACCCAATCTTTGAGATAAACGAGGCTGCATTTGCTCAGATATTAACTGTTGTTCAGGGCTTAAACTGGAAATAGTCTTTGGGCCACCACCGCCTCCTCTTCCACTAAAAAGTCCTCCCAATAATGCTCCTCCTAATATTGGTAAAATTGGAAATGCCATTGTTGTTTCCTCCTTTACGTCATATTCAAATACCGTAAGACACCATTTATTCTTGTATATAATCTTCTTACGCTCACTCCATTGTCATACAGGAAAAACTCACCCTCATTTAAATCACTCACTGTGGGAGCTGAAGATGAAATCTTAAAGGAAATATTACCATTAGAAATATCCTGATGTATATCTCTTACTAAATCATCAAGTAGAATCTGCCATTTTCTAAAAAACACCTTTTGCTCTTCTGGCATCTCTTCGGGAAGTTCAGGCCAAGTTATAGACTTTGGAGTTTTTACTCTCACTGTGCTTTTTCCTGATACATAAGGTCGTATTTTGATTGAATCTCAAAAGTTTCAGATTCAGTATTATTGCGAAATCTTATTCGACATCTATCAGCCGTTACATCAAAGTTCTGGGTATATTCTACCCAGGAGGAAGTTAAGGTTACAGTTCCCGCATTCGTCCAGCTTGTCCCCTCGTCAGTGGAATAATCAATTGTTACTCCATCTCCCTTGCCATAAAATCTTACTCCCAACCATCTACCAATCAGGGGGCGATCTGATTTCTCTTCCTTTACCGTATAATCTGGAGTCTCAAAATATCCGTCAATGGCAGAGCCAGCATCATTGATGGAGAGATAATTGTATCTTCGGACATATCCATCGCTTGTTCCGAAGAATAGAGCCGAGAAAACTTCTGAGAAAACCTTATCATCCCAGGATTGCGATAACTCATCCCAAGTAGCATCAATAGCATCCCAAGAGGTGGTAGCCTGAGCTTTCCATAATCCCCCTGCCGTAGCACTTAATTTGAACTTAAACCAAGATTTCTCTTCCCAATTATATACCCAGGCTGTATCTGGATATTCTCCTGTCGTTGGAATACAAAGCCAGTATTGATTATATTGATCTAGCTTAAAGGCAAAAATCCTATCTTTATACGGTGCATTAAGAGTAGAAAAAAGTTCGTGTTTAATAGAATTACCAATAGGATAGACAATATTTGAGCCATCATAGGAATAAACATTATCAGTCCCCAAGAAAAAGTGCCTATCTTTGATATTAACCAGGCTTCCTTGAGCAAAAAGCCCGCTTCCTGAAACTTTAGTTACAAAAGCAAAAATAGATGTTCCCCCAGCCCAATCACAAAGGATAATACAATCCTCTTTGTAAATAACTAGATGATCGCCTAAAAGGTCGGCCCCTATAATCCAGCCAGGGAAATCAACTAAATCGTTAGTTCCAGCATCTCCTGTGTCCCAGTCCTCTGGGTCTCCCACATCAGACCACCTAACTCTTTGAGGAACAGCGTTGCCACTTTCCATTGTATTGAGAAGCATAAGATGATTATAGAATTGACGAATTATCTTTGCCTTATAATTAGTAGCTCCCCCCAAATTAGCCACATCTCCATTTCCCGTCCATTTCTTTATATTGTCAATGTAGTTGGTAAAAATGAGTTTATCGTTCATCTCCGTAAAAGAGACCGGATAATCTATATCTCCTGACAAAGAGCCCGATAAAGAACCCCAAGTATCAGTAGTTGAATCATATTTATAAATATCTCCCGTAGTAATAGCTAAAAGGAAGTTATCTCCCGCAAAGGTCTCAAACTCAACCACTGCTCCCACTGGCTCCCCAGTAAAAGGTAATCCATTCCCAAAATTGACCTGACCAGTTCTTTTTTTCCCTATGCTTCTGTAAATCCAGAAATTCTGAGCGTTAGGAGAGAAACCTGGCTCTAACTCCCAACCCGCTTTTCTATATTCTAATCCCTTTTTGGGCAGTGGTATTGGTCTAATTTTAATCTCAGGCATATTAAGCTCGGTTGTAATATAGAGTTATAGTTAAGTGGTCTCCACCAGCCGTAGTTGAACCAACCTGGTCTATGTCATAAGAAAGTCTATCGCCTAGCGCTACAGCCGTAACACTTGGAGTACCAGAAGAGCCAGCATTACTTCCATCGGCAATCGTGACCAATGTAGAGGTTGTAAGAACTGAACTACCATTTTTGTTTATATCCACAAGAAGTGCTGCACCAGTCGGAGCGGTATCAGCGTAGGCTTTCGCCTTAAGAAGAGTTACAGCCCAGGGCATTACTACTGAGGAAATCTTCGCTCCCGTAGCTGCATTAGAATCATAGCACCAGGCTAGAGCTCCAGAACCTTTAGAAGAATCAGCAAGTTGTGGCAGGCAAGTCTCTATGGCTGACCAATTAGCTCTTATTAAATCATCCGAAGTTTTTAGCGAATCTGTTCCTGCGGGCTTGGCTTTATTCCAGCTTCCTATTGCTGCCATAATTTACTCCTTTTATTCCATAAATATTGGTGATTGTAGGCTTCTCTCCATCATGTCCATTTCATGAATAATATAAGCATTACCCGTCGTGACGGTCATAACAATTCTATAATAACGATAAGCAGTAGTGTTGGAAAAAGTAAAGGATTTTTTCTCATCATTAGGATTCCAAGAAATACCTGATTGAGTATCTAAAACATCCCAGTCCGAATCGTTATTAGAACCTTCAAATGTCCAAGCAGTAGGATGGAAGTCTGCCCCACTAATATGACTTTGAAAATAGTATTTAATTACTGTTTTGGCATTTCCATCACCTAAATCATATTTTAGCCAATGAGTTCCTGATGTGCCACTATTCCATCTGTTGGTGTCGCTATCCCAAATATCATTAAAGGCCTCAGCTACAGAACTTTCGCTGTCAGCACTTGCAGAAGGTGTTCCACCAGTAGCTACATCAGGACCATAGGCCATCAATCCACCTCTTTCACAAAAGGATTAGCCCAATATTCTCCGATAGAACCACCCTCAGCACCAGAATCATATCCTCTAGCTACGGGACTCCAATCTGGGTCTTCCATATCACCTCTTACTGCCATAACCAGCATTCTATTATATCGAGCCTCCCACATCTTTATGTCATTAACATCACCAATGGAATAAGAAAGCTCTAAGGCTGTAGCCGAGACAATTAAATCATCCTTGTTGGTTAAATCTGGTGTCTCGCCATCGGTGGTAACGTCAGAAGCCCACTTAGAGTATCTAATCCAGACATCATAAGCAGTATCGGGATACCTGAAAAATCTAACCTGAGTCCCTTCTCTGATATACCAGTTGGGTTTGCCCGTTGTATATTGAGAAGGGTCAGAGACAATCTTATCATAATAGCGAGGTAAAACCTTATGTAGCTTCCTAGAGTTAGCGCTATCTTCTAAAACCAAACTCAGGATAACTCGGCAATTAGTGGGAAGGGCTGCCGTATCAGCAGCAGAGGTTGTGTCCATAGTCGTTTTGTCAAAGGTATCCAGCTCACTCCACATATGGGCCCTGGTTATACGCTTCAGGGCCCAACCAACATAGGTTTGAATCTCGGTAGTCTTATCAGTTCTACCTGTTACACCTTCAACTTCAGTAACAATCTCGCCTCTATTCAACGCCATTAAATCATCCCTGTAGCAATAAAGTTTACCTCACCCGCATCGCCACTAGCAAGTTCAGTCATCGGGCCACTGGTGTTAGTAATGGTAAAGCAATGGAAACACTTGTCAGTGGTATCCCAGCGAACCGGGTACAGATTATCGGTTGTGCCATCACAAACTACCCGCTTAACTGTTTTGAAATACTTGGTAATGTCGGTAATCTCAGCCCCAGTCGTGCTATAGGTTGTGATGTCACACTTACCAATAACCATACCTAGATTGCGAGATATTCTCTCAGCTCTCGGATGATCCACAGTTGTAGTACTTGCATAAGTTGCCATTTAATTCCTCCATTTTTAGGAGGGGGAGGAGTGTCGGAGTTCAACCGTTTCCCTCCCCCGTTATTTTTCCTCTTACGGTTGTATCATTAGATACAATGCCATACATCCAGCAGCATCACCCACTTCTAGTATGTAACCAACGAAATGCTCGGTGAAAACGTCAGAAACCTGAACTGCTCCTTCGGTGCCATCACTCACACACGCTACACTTCCCTTGGCCCCAACCGCAGAAGTATCAGCAAGAGCGGTGCATGGTCCCCACGTTTGCAGCCAACCATACGGAGCCTCCGATACATCAATTGCCGTGGGAGCAACTCCCATAGCACAATCGTCGTCTGCCGCACCAGAAACCGCTTGTCGTAGGTTATCATAGAGACAACCCGTGATAGCAAAATCAGTTGCGTCATTCCCAAGGGCTACTACTATTGGATCGTAAAGCTCAAGCATAAATGAGGTAGTTGCATTAAGAGCTGGGTCAGTTGGATAGAGTTTTTCCCCAGTTTTACTGTTTCTCTTAATTCCATAGCAGTAACCTATTCCAGCACCATCAGTAATGTGGAAAAAACCATCTACCCAGTTATCCTTAGTTTGAGCAGCTAGAAGAATCTCGACCTTAGTAGCTCCCGCAGCCGCAGCGTAGTTTCCATCACAGACAATGACATTATCAGTATCAACTATACTCCCAGCACTCTCGTCTTGACCCACCAAATATCCCGCAGCCGTATCTGCTACATACTTGGCATAGTAGAAAACTCTCGGCCCAACTCTAATTCTTGTACCCAAGCGACAAACTGCTTTGTCTCTTGTTTCATAAATCCCCTGTTTTGGAGCAATGGTAGCTTCTTGTGATACAAAGCCCTGCACTGGTCCAATGTGTTCAACTTCAGCCATTTTATTACCCTCCTTTTGGTATTTTTGGCTTACCTCAAGGGGCTGGTTAGCGTTCCAGCCCCAGAAGGATTATTTACTTACTAACTTGTCTCTCCAATATCAAACAACACACCCTGTCTTTCGAAATTCGTAAAGACAAGATTACCAGCCACGATTACCTGAGCTACTCGGTCATTAACCTGATTTGGAATGGATTTCCAATCAGTCATAGCAAAATTCGCTCCTTCCTGAGCCACCCATTCGATATACTTAGAATTCAAGAAATACATTGAATTCTCTTTACA